CAACTTAAAGATGATAGAGGTATTTTGATTGGAGCAGGAACAGTATCATTGCACGTGCCTAACGATTTAATCTTCGTTGCTGATGTTATTTTAAACACCCCAGGTACAACTGGAAGTGCAGACAATGACCTCAACAGTTTACGAAACATGGGCTTAGTGCCTAATGGTTTCTTCGTAAATAGAAGATTCAATGACCCAGATGCGTATTTTGTAAAAACTGACGTTCCTAATGGTAACAAGATGTTCGTTAGAACACCTTTACAAACAAAAATGGAACCTGATTTCGATACCGGAAACATCAGATTTAAAGCAAGAGAAAGATATTCTTTTGGTGTGTCTGACTGGAGAGGGTACTTCGGAAACCCAGGAGTCTAATAGTAAATTATGGGAAGGTATGAGTTACTCTGCCTTCCTATACTAATATCAAGGAATTAATATGACAACTAATATTACAACAAAATTTAAAGCAGGACCTGGTGTAGCAGTAACTACAGAGGGAGATTCACGTATTTTAGCAATACATGCTTTTTCACCTGTATCTGGTACATTTGATATTCAAGATACTAAAGGTAGTAGAATTAAATTTCAAGTAGCTGCTAGTGGCACTGCAGATATTTATGTAGGAGAATTAGGTATTAGATGCAAAGGTAGTGTAAGTGTTTCTTCACCTGATGCTAATGGAAGTGTAACTTTAATGTTAGGATAACAGATGCCTTCATTTTCATTTTTAAAAACAGATTTAATTAATACTACTGAAAATGATTCTTCTGAGTATGAAAGTCAGATACCTAATATTGTAGAAAGAGCAGAAAGTAGATTAATGAAAGAATTAGATGATTCTGGTTTAGATAATTATTCTACATTTACTTTTACTGCAGGCAACCCAATAGTTTCTGTTCCTGATGGAACATTAGTTGTTCGTAATATAAATTACAAAACAAGTGTCTCTTCTAATATCACAACATTATTACAGAGACCATATGAATATGCAATAGATTATTTTCCACATGCAAGTGCATCTACAGGAACACCAAGATATTATGCAAGGAAAAATAACACAGAGATTTATGTTGTACCTACACCATCTTCAGCACTTAGTGGTGAGATACAAGTTACAAAAAGACCTTTAGCATTAGCTAGTGCTACAGGCACAAGTGCTACAACATCAAACTATTTTAGCGAGTTTTGTTATAATGCTTTGTTTGATGCATGCATGGTAGAGTCCATGATATTTATGAAGAACTATTCTTTAGTTCCTGTTATGGAACAAAAGTATCAAGGTTCTATTAATGCATTAAGAAATCAAGCTAGAAGAACTAGAAGAGATGATATGGAAACACCATCTAATCAATTAGGTGGCCCAACACCAATAGTTAAGAATGCAGACTAATGACTATTAACAGAAGTAATATAAAACTACAAGTAACAAGAGGCAACAAAATGAAAATGAAAAAAAGAAAAGCAGGTGGTTCTTTTCCAGATGTAACTGGAGATGGTGAAACAACTATGAAAGATGTTTTAGTTAAACGAGGAGTATTAGAAAAAAAAGGTGATAAGTTTGTAGTTGCAAAAAAACAAAATGGTGGTGGTTTAAAAGACGATATAAAAAAAATTAAAACAAGAAATAAAAAAAGAGGTGACATTAGTAAAAAAGCTAGTGATATGAAAGCACCTCCATCTAAAAAAGCTAGTGATATGCAAGCACCACCTTCTACAAAAGCAAGTCAAAAACAATATAGAGGTGCAACTAGAAAACCTTTAGCTGATTTTAAAAGTAAAATGAAAAGAAGAAAAAGTGGAGGTATGGTATATCAACTATATGGTGGTAGCACTAAAAATATTTCTAATGGTAATAAATTTATACAATCTTTTTATGATAAAGGAGAAAAATAATGAAAGAAAATGCTGAAAAAATGGCAATGACAGAAGCTATGTTAGATTTTGATTCTATGGCTAAAGATATTGTTAATGCTAAAACTCAAGATAAAAAATTAAAAGCTATGGACCGATTATATAAAAGAGTACAAAGTCAAAGTAAATCTAGAGATATGTCAATACAAAAAGTTAAAAAAGAACTTGCTGAATTAGATGCAAGACAAGCTAAAAGAGAAAAAGAAAGAAAAAATAGAGAAAGAAAAATGAAAAAAAAGTTTGAAGAAGCTAGAAAAACAACAATTAAAAAATCTAGAGGTGGCATGATTAATGGTAATGATTTAGTTGCTTCATATTATGATAAAGGTTAAATAATGCCACAGTCATTAGAAGATTTAGTTGAACAGTTTAGAGAAGAAGGCCTATCTAAAGAAGAAGCTATTAAAGCTGCAAAGAAAAGATTCTTACAGGAGACAAAAAGAAAAACAAAAACTAAAGTAAGAAAAGCTAAATTTGGTGGAGTCGTTAAAACAAATAACATGGGTGACTCTCTTGTTGCAAGTTTTTATAAAGGAGATAAATAATGGGACAGTTTATAGGTAAAACAATTATAGAAGGTGGTCAAGGTAGAACCATCAAGAAGTATGATTTAAATGATATTGTAGGTAGACCAACTGGACAAGGTTATGGTAAAGCAAGAACTGGGCCACAAACTAAAGGGCCAATCGAAGCTGTATCAGATGTTGAATACCCACAAGGTGAACCTTTTAATATAGAAAAGTAAGTGGCTATAAATAGAAAAGAAAAGCCTAAGAAAAAAGGCAAAGGCATGAAAGGCATGTCCATTAAGAGTGGCGACAAAAGACCAACTAAACAAGGAGCAGGTCTTACAGCAAAAGGTGTCGCTAAATATAGGAGGCAAAATCCAGGAAGCAAACTTCAGACTGCAGTTACTGAAAAGAATCCAAAAGGTAAAAGAGCAGCAAGAAGAAAAAGTTTTTGTGCAAGGTCAGCAGGACAAATGAAGAAGTTCCCAAAGGCAGCCAAAGACCCTAATTCACGATTAAGACAAGCGAGAAAAAGATGGAGATGCTAAATTTCATATTTAATAAGTAATATACCACATTTCAAATGTTGGGTGCGAAAAGAGTTTACACACAATCACGAAATGTATCATGGTGAGTATTTACATGGACTAGCGATTGCGGTCAATACTTTACCAGACAGATGTTTAAGTTTCCAGGTAGTTTTTACTGGAGTTAATGAAGAAGAAAATGTAACCGGTGGTGCAATGTGGGCACGAATGCCAATCACAAGTTTGGTGGCAGATGAACCACTAGAAGAGATGCCAGAAAGAATGGATACTCATTTAGCACAACCTTGGGACTGTTCCTCTAGAGGTCATTCTATAATAGTGATGGATAGAATAAGTTCTAGTCCTTGGTACTGTAAAATAGATGGTGAGTTTTATAAAGGTCGTTATATGTTTACTGTTGATTATACTGATAGTTATATAAGTGATGACCCAGCTCAACACAAACAAAGTCACGTACTGCAGTTAATAGATGCAGACAAATGGACAGGTAATATCGTGGCACTACCTAATAACAGAGTTAGAGTAACTAATCCTGCTTTATGGGTGACAGGTGAAGGTCCACCGGATTTTATACCAAGTCAGTATATTCATTCAGCAGAAATACATGATAGTTACACAGATGCTCATACAACTTTTGATAACTTATATAAACAGGAGAAGAAACGTGGCAGGAAAAACAAGTAAATACAGAGCTAAAGGCGGCATGGTAAAACGTATGGGCGGTGGTAAAACATCTAAGTACAGAGCCAAAGGCGGTAAAGTAAGTAAAATGGGTGGAGGTATGATAGGTTTTAAAAAGACCTCTAAGTATAAAGCCAAAGGTGGTATGGTAAAACGTATGGCCGGAGGTAAAACATCTAAGTATAAAGCTAAAGGTGGAGTAGTTAGTCGTATGGGTGGTGGTAAAACATCTAAATACAGAGCTAAAGGTGGAAGGGTTAAATAATGGCTGCTAAAAAGAAAACTAAAAAAAGTGGTTCTAAACCCACCAACCCTGCTCTATATAATAGAGTGAAAGCAGAAGCCAAAAGAAAATTTGATGTTTATCCAAGTGCATATGCTAATGCTTGGTTAGTTCGTACCTATAAGAAACGTGGTGGTGGATATAGGAGTGCATAATGGCTAAACCTAGAGGTGGACTTACAGCATGGTTTGGCAAAGGACCTAAAGGTGACTGGGTAGATATTGGTGCACCTAAAAAGAAAGGTAAGTTTCAATCTTGCGGTAGAGCAACTACTAAAGGTAGCAAAAGAAAATATCCTAAATGTGTACCAAGAGCCACAGCTAATAGGATGACTAAATCACAGATAACCA